GATGAGTCTTTTGTATCTCAGGAATGTAAGGGATACAATAGGAATCAAATTGTATGGAGAGTAGAATAACTAAAAACCAAAAATATGCCAGAAAAAAACATTTTTGAATCAATACCTGATTTCGAACTAACCGAAGGTCAGGCGGCACTTTTAAAGTGCTACATCAAGCCCGGAGACTACGAATTTGTTTTAGCACAAATCATTTACTATGCAACCATTCATGGACTTGATTGTGCGAATGCTGTTCTAAAAGCAAAGCACAAAGAAGAACTTGAAAAAATCAAACAACAAACAAGAAACAAACAACAAACAAACCAATAACAACAAAATGGAAAATCAATTAATGGAAATGATGCCAGCCGAAGTGGCGCAAATTGCTCAAAATGTTTCAGTAGAGAAAAGAAACGAAGTGCAATTAGTTTTAAATCATGTTTTTAACGGAGTGTCAAAAATGCGACAACAACTTGATAGTGTCGTTGTATTGGATGAAAACGATAAAACAAACATGAAACTTGCAAATACAATTAGACTTGGTGTAAGACAAGTTAGATTGGATGCCGAAAAAACTTTTGACGCAAAAAGGGCGGATGTTCAGGCTCAAATGTTGAGTTTTAAAACAGAAGACCAATTATGGCTTAAAGCAAAACAGACGATGCAAATTCTGACTAAAGAAATTGAAGAAAATGCACGATGGAAAGAAGAAACAAGGCAACGCTATGAAGATGAGCAAAAGGAATTAAAAATACAACAAAGAATAGTTCAAGCATCAAAGTTTGCTCCCGAAATCCAAAGAGGTGATTTTGAAACAATGACTGATGATGCATTCAATATCTTTTTGTCGGGAATTGAAAAGGCTTACAATGACAGAATAGAAGCAGAACGCAAAGCAGAAGAAGAAAGGATTGCAAGAGAAAAAGCAGAAGCCGAAGAGAAAGAAAGGGTGCGACTTGAAAACGAAAGATTAAAAGCAGAGGCAGAGGCAAAGGAAAAACAATTAGCCGAAGAAAGAGCTAAAGCCGAAGCAGAACGCAAAGCACTTGAAGAAAAGGCACGAAAAGAAAAAGCGGCTGCGGATGCTAAGTTAAAAGCAGAAAAGGAAGCAAATGAAAAGCTACAAGCGGAAATAAAAGCTAAAGCCGAAGCCGAAGTAAAAGCAAAACGAGAAGCCGAGGCAAAAGCAGCAGCAGAATTAAAAGCTCAACAAGATGCTGAAAAAAAAGCAATGGCAGCACCCGATAAAGTTAAATTAAACAACTTTGCAAAAATGCTTGATGAACTGACTATGCCAGAATTGAAAAGCGAAGAAGCACAAAAAATTTTAAATGATGTAAAAACTTTACTTACCAAAACTTCAAATTTTATTCGTGAAAAATCATCAATCATTTAACAAACAACAAACAAAAAATAAACAACATGGATAAACAAGCACTTAATTTAATTAATCTTTACAACGAAAAAGGAGAAAGACATGGTTATTGGGAAGAGTATCATTCCAATGGTCAATTATGGAGGAAAGGCAATTTCGTTAATGGATTTGAGGATGGCTATTGGGAATGGTATAATGATAATGGTCAATTAATGTATAAAAGAAATTACATTAATAGTGTTTTAGAAAAACCAGTAACTGAATTGAGCATGGATGAGATAGCCGAGAAATTTGGGATACCTGTCGAGCAATTGAAAATCAAAAAATAAAACCAATAAAAACAAGCAATATGTCAACAACAAAACCTGCTGTACTAAGCAAGACAGCAAAAATCCATGCTTACCTTAAATCCGGTAACACACTCACATCTTTAGAAGCTGTTAGGAAGTTTGGCGTACTAAGACTACCCAATGTAGTAATGGTGCTAAACAGGCTTAAAAACGCAAAGATTAAGTCTATCGAGGTAAAGAAGAAAAGCGTAAGGTATAACATCTACTACATAGGCAAGAAACCAATCCTATAAACGCATTAAGATGGAATCAGCAATCCAAATAAGCGAGCGTATCTTCTACAAGACAAGCAATCCCATTCCTACTAATCAGTTAGAGACCGTACTATCTTGGAGTCCTAAGCAGGAATGGGTTGAGAAACTTGAAGAACTTAACGGGTATAAGTATATCCCGATTGATAAGATTGAATGGTTATTAACAAGACTATTCACCAAGTACTCACTAAAGATTACCCATGTCGTTTCAGATGATAAAAGGTGTATAGTTGCGGTTGAGTTGTCTTACCTAATAGGTGATACTTGGCACATAAGATCCGGTGTAGGTTGCTGTGATGTTAGCGGTCAACATACCAGTGCAACTGCATTCCCTACTGCAAAGAGTATAGCTGTAAGGGATGCCGCTGAGATGATAGGTAATATCTTCGGAGCGAACCTAAACAGAAAGAACCCACCTGTTCCGGTTAAACAACAAGAGGAGATTCATTCCAAGGTGATTGAGTTTAGCAGAGGATTAAGCGAATGTAACAACCTACAAGACCTTGAAGTGTTTTTTAGAGGTTATACAAGATATAACAAGGAAGAGTATTTTCCTAAGATACAAGCACTATACACAAGGAAAAAGGTTGAATTAAGATAGAACCAAACTATGATTACAGACGAAAAAAGAAAAGGCAAGTTTACTGCAAGCGGCATAACAAGACTACTTGCTGAGGGTACAGGCAAGACCAGGATTAACTACATTATCGAGGTTGCTAAGAATGGCCTTGGTATAAGGGATGAGTTTAGCACAAGCGACACAAGGCATGGTATCAATAATCAGATAAACGCTTTTGACTTTGTTGTTAAAAATAATTTTGATCATGCTAAGTGGGCTGATGAGTATATGCCTATAAATGATGATTGTGGGGCTTCTCCTGATGTTTTAGTAGCCTACGACAACAATGTATGCCCATTAGACATAAAGTGTCCTACGACTATTGATACCTACATTAAACAGATAGCAGACACAAAGAATCAGTATTACTATCAGGTTCAGATGCAGATGATGGCTACTGATGCTGAGGTTGGCTTTTTGTGTTACTATTTGACTAAGCCGGAAGTGTTTGGTGTGGAGTGGAAGGAGTACCCTATGCCTATTGAGGATAGGTTTAAGATTAACACATTTCATAGAAACCCAGAGGCAGTAGATAGGATATTAAAAGCCGTTGATGATGCTGTTCCTTTGAGAGATATTTTAATAAAAAAGATGGAGGATGCTATTTTGTTAGATGAAATTGAGTATTTTTACGAGCAGAAAAAGCACATGAAATTCAGGGATATTGGGTATAGTAGCAACCCTTTTAATGTCAAAGAGTACTACCGAGTAGGGGATGATTTCTACTATAAGGTAGCATAGATTATTTAAACAAAAACCAAACAATATGAAACACAAACTAATTAAAACAGAAAACTATCTACTTGTTGTAGATGAATCAGAGATTAAAGAAGGGGATTATGTCCTAACAAATTTAATGGAGATTGTTGTTTTTAACAAACCATCTACACCATCATTGTATAAAAAAATCATTGCTCATTTACCAATAAATAAAATTATTGCACATTTGCCAATTAATGCACCCATTCTTGAAGGTGTGCCTTTGTTGCCACCACTTGAAGATGATGTTGAGAAGTTGGCACAGAAATATGTTGAAGATGAAGTAAAACCCGATATTGAAGCAAGAGGATATAACCAAGATTTGAGAATAGGAATTTATGGCGGTTCTGTTACGGGCTTTATAGATGGCTACAACAAAGCCAAAAAAAAGTATAAGTACACAGAGGATGATTTGAGAAAGGCAATAAGAATGTGTAAAGGGGAGTTTACTATAGATGAAATCATACAATCCCTCCAACAACCAAAATATCCTGTTGCTTTTGAGTGTAAAATTGAAGTTTGTGTTTTTGGTAATCATACACATTATGACCCAAAAATTGAAGATTATGTAAAACCAAAAACTACAACCAACTCACAGGGTCAAACACAATTAGTAGGAACTTACATATACGAATAACATGAGCCAAGAATCAAAAAAACAGACAGCGGTTGAGTGGCTTGCAGAAAAATACAACTACCTTGCTTGGATGCGTAGTAACGAAGACACATCGGCAAGTTTGGCTGTTGAATGGCTCAATAATTTTTTTGACCAAGCCAAAGAAATGGAGAAGCAGCAGATAGTTGATGCAGATTTAAATGCAACAATTCGTACAGCCAAGGGGGCTAATGCAGATGTTTCTGTGAGGAGGGTTAAAGAATTAGCAGAAGAATACTACAACAAAACCTATGGCAAGCAACAAAATGGATGATGCAAAAAGTATGATGAGCGAAAGCCAGCCAGATTGTTTAGGTGCTGTTATAAGCTGTAAAAATTACGACAATGATAGTAGAAATGCCAAAAACATTAGAAGATTTTAAAAAGGTGAGAGAAACAATTTTGGAACTTATGGCTAACCCATATTGCGACCAATTTATGTTTTTGTCATTGAGTGAAAAACTTGATAAAACGAATGCCAAAATTGAGGAACTAAGCAAGTAATTTTTATTGCTTATAACTTGCGGCTACACGCTTTTTTTCCACGAAAAATGTTTCACGAAATTTTGTAACAATTTTAAACAACATTTGTGACCCCAAATTAATTTTTAACGCAAAAAGACTTACCTTAGCAACATGAAAAGATTAAGCCTACTACTTGTATCAGTAATCATTTCCTCCTGCTCAATACAAAAAAGAGCCAATAGAGCATTGGATAGAATTGGTGCAGATCCTTTACTAATAGCAATACATGAAAAATTCCCTGATAAGTTCATAAGAGACACATTGGAGCGAACAATAACGATTACCAAGGTTGATACATTTAAAGTAATGACAACTGAGGCCATTGTAGATACTTTTCTTTTTGGGGTAAAAGATACTTGCCGGTTTGATTATGAGGACAAGAATGTGGTATTTAGTTTAGATGGTAGCAGGTTCAGGTATTTCATAAAGAGGAAACTACAAACTGTTATTCAGCCAACAACAACTAAGGTTAAGTGTCCTGATTGTCCACCTATACCAAAGGTTCCGGCTAAAGAAAAAGCGAAAGACTATACTATGTGGTGGATAATTGGTATAGTGGTTAGTTTTTTCGGTGGATTGTTTATTGGGAAAAAATAACGTATGGTGCTATGAGAAGTAGCGGATTTTGAAAACGAAAATTTGAATTATGCAGAAAAGTTTATTTGAAAACGAAATGTTGAATATACCACCGACCCCGCTATTTCTTATAGCACGTGTTAGTGGCAGTTTTTCTTCTATTACGTATAAACAAGCGGTTGATTTTTTATTACCTCGCCATTATTCAGGCAGAAAACCGAGTATTACTTTTTCTTTTGGTTACTTTGAAAAGAACGAATTGAAAGCAGTATGCACTTTTGGAAAACCTGCAAGCAATAGTTTATGTATTGGCGTTTGTGGTAAAGATTATAGCGAAAAGGTATTTGAATTAAACCGACTTTGTGTTGATGGAGAAATAGAAATACAACTATCAAAGTTTGTGGCTTGGTGCTTAAATGAATTGAAAGCAAAAGACTTAATATTAGTTTCTTATGCTGATAGCCAAATGAACCATAACGGATATATTTACCAAGCTACAAATTGGATTTATACTGGAATGACAAAAGCAAGAACTGATAAATATGTAGAAGGCGGTAAACATTCAAGGCATTACGATAATGATAACCAAAACGGTTTAAGAAAATACCGAAGTGCTAAACACCGATACATTTATTTTGCAACAAGTAAAACCAAAAGAAAAGAGTATATGAAAAAACTAAATTATGGTATTGAACCTTATCCAAAAGGCGAGAATAAAAAATACGAACTTGGTACATTTATCGAACCGATTGTTATTAACACGAACGCTTCTTAAAATTGCCACTAACGGTTTCGGGCTTGGCGAAGTGGCTTTTGTGCGTTGGCTTGTGTGTCGGAAAGCCATTTTGCTAAACCCGTGTTATAAGCCGTTTATTATTAATAACTAAAATCAAAATAAAATGACAAATTACGAACAAAAAGCAAAAGAACTTATTGAAAGTTTTTATTTATGTATGCCTTTTAAAGATGTTAAATTAACTTCTTGTGGCGAAAAACCCGAATTGATAGTTAAGATGGAAAAACTATCAGCAAAGCAATGTGCAATAATTGCCGTTGATGAAATATTAGCAAACATTGATGCCACTATTTTCTACCACAAAGAAAGTATTGCTTTGCCTTTCAATAAGGAATATTGGTTAAAAGTACGTTCTGCCTTAAATGGCTTATAACTCGCTGCTACACGCTACTTTTTCCACGCAAAATGTTCCACGAATATAATTTGAGCTAATCATGCGTTAATTTTTTTAAAAAGATACGCCCATTAATCCTATTTTATATTTTTACAACATTATGAAAAAGGTATGCCATCAGATTCAGGGTTAATCGTTTCAATAGCTATATCCACTTGTAGTCTTATAGGGGCTTTGGTAGCAATAATCTTTACTGGCATTCGCTCAAGAGTAGAGAAAGTAGAGAATAAAGGAGAAAGCCACGAAACAAGAATCACTAAACTTGAAACAGCCAAAGAGCATGAGATTACCGAACTAAGAAAAGAGATAAGCGAACTAAAAAAGGACTTCTTAGACCTTAAACAATATGTTCACGAATACATACATACCGAAAGGAACAATAGTCAAAAAATGACCGAAACCCTTGAGCGTATATCTGAAGCACTTGCAAATGGGATTGTTAGATAATTACAATAAACCAACACCGGCCAAATTAGGGCTTGCCATAAAAGGTATATGTATGGCAATAATCACAGGCTCTATAATCTTTGGTGCATCAGAACAAACAATGAAAGCCTACCATGATTTTGTAGGTAACCATCCTTGGCTAATAATTAGCATAGGATTACTTGGTGCAACTGCCGACGAGATAGGCAAGATGCTTACTAAGGATTAAAAAACCATTACCTTTGCATGGATGAGAAAACACCTTGCAGAGATAGAAATACCGGGAGCCGACGGGCTGACCTATAAAATTCCTCATCTCTTTGAGGATATTCCCAACGAACACCTGCCAAAGAAAAAGCAAAAATGGGAAAGACCCATACCCCCTGACTTCCTAAGAATGTCAATGGATGAGAAACGAGCCTACCAAGAAAGGGAACTAACAAGGATGGCATTAGGGTATCACTTCTACAATAACGGTGAACTAACCTATGTGACAGGAGCGCACTATGGACTATTAACACATATTGACCTTGGGGGTAACCAATACCCTGACTTTAGATGGTCGCACATGATGATGTCTTACCTGCAAGACAAAATAGTAAACGACCCTGATTGCTATGGGTTAGCCGCATTTACTATGAAGAGGTGGGGTAAGACTGTTATGATGCCTTCAAGGATGCTTATACGAGCTTTATTGACAGAGGTAGGTAATTTCTATATACAAGCTACCAAGGATGATAAAGCCGAAGATGTGTTTGATATTATTAAGAGAGCATTCTTGGCCTTACAGAAAACATTACCTTTTATCTATGATCATACCTATTCAAATAAGCATTTGCATTTTAGGCAGACCCAGACAATCCTAAGAAAGTCGGAGAAGGTTAAGTTTAAGGAGGAGAACCTGATAAAGATAGAACCTTTGCCATCAAAGATTACTTCTATTCAGGGAGCAAAGATTACCGAGTACTTTCTTGATGAGTTTGCCTCTCAGGAGATAATGGATATGGAGCAGTTGTTTAACACTTTGATTGCCCAGTGTACTATGGGAACAAAGGATATTGTAGGGAAACTATGGATGGTATCAACGGTTGAGAATGCTAAAAGTAAGGGTGTTCCTTTCGCTGAGTCTTTATGGAATACAAGCAACCCTAATGAAAGAGATGCTAATGGTAGAACACAGTCTGGATTATACAGGCTACTAATGCCTTACTACCTTTCAGACCCCTCGTTTATTAATGAGTATGGGATGCCAATAATAGAGGAAAGTAAGAAGTATTTTGGGAATATGCTAGAGTCTGCATCCGAGACAAGAAAGCTAATACTTAGAAGGCAGTTTCCTGAGGTGACCGATGATATTTTTGATGTTAATAGAAGTGCCGGCCTTGAACTTGATGTGGTGCAGATACTAAAGAAAAGAAGGACAGAGACACAAATACCTAAGCTGTTTGATATTAGTTTCTATAATGGTGAGGTATCATTAACCCCTACAAAAAAATACGGACAATTAACTATTGAACTTTTTGAAGCAGTACAAGAGCATCATCAGTATAGGGTAGGTATAGATGCAGCTTCTACTGCATTGAACTCAGTAAACAAAGATTCAAGTGGTAATGAGTTAGGTGATAAGAAGTCTGAATTTTCTATTGTCGTTCATAAGATTACAGGTGGGGATGAGCAATATACCGATGTGGCCAACTTTTGTGTTCGCCCAGAGAAAAGGTCAATGGCTGAAAAGGTTGCATTATGGGTTAGTATGTACTACAACAAGTATGGAAACTGCAAGGTTTACCCTGAGAGAAACGCCTCCGCAGGTAGTACACTAACTGATTTGTTTGAAGAGAATGGACAAGGTAGACTAATGCTAAGACAACTAAAAGTCCACAATAGCGATAGGATTATTGAAAGAAACTCAGCAGCAGCAGGTGTTTATATGGATGGGAATAATACTGTTTACAAGACCGCTGTAATGAATAAATACCTTAGGCTATATGGACATAAAGTAAACTCATCAAGGATTATAGATAGCCTTTTAAAGTACGGGATGGAGAACGCTGACTTAGCAGATGCCTATGGAGTAGGGCTAATGGCCTGTGGTAGTTTTGATCCCGAAGCACCAAAGAAAGAAAAGAAAGAAACACCAAGACAGGAAAGAAGATATTTTGAAGTCATTAATGGAAAAGTAACAGAAGTATGGAGATGAACAAACCTTATTACGGTGGGAAAGAAAACCCTTACGAAGCAATAAAAGTTATTGAAGCATGGAGGCTTGACTTTTGCCTTGGGAATGTTATTAAGTATGTTTGCAGAGCCGGAAAAAAAAATCCCCAAACAGAGATTGAGGACTTAATGAAAGCACAAGAGTACTTAGAAAGGAAAATTCAGTTCTTAATAGAAGCGGGAAAAGTAAACGAGTAAGAAAACAATTAGTCCTCCAACTGCAAGCCAAGCCCTTTGCTTAAAGGTTAACTGAGTCTTTGCTGTTGTACTATGACTTGGATTATCAAAAAATCCTTTAAGGTAAGCACCAGGGAGAAACTTATTTCTCATGTAGTAATAGACCCCATCGTGAAAGAAAGGGAATATCATAATACATGGAATGACTAATAGGACGAGATGCCTTATTGATGTGAACATGGCAATGTATATCATTGCTCTTTGTAAAGTAAAGAACACATGAATATCCTTATAGTCTTTATTGAAAAGTCTTAGCTTATTAAAATCACAGATATGAAACATGATTGCCTCAATAAAGCCCAATGAGGCTGCAATACATATCCAATAAATAAATTGTATCATACAAAATGTTTTATCTAAATAGGTTCTTAATCATGTTGTAGAAAAGAATGATAGTGTATAACCCAAGGATAAGCACTCCAATAGATGTTAACACTAATGCAAACCAATAGAAAATATCTGTTGGCTGAACAAAGTCCATCTTGATAGAATCATAGTGCATCTTCTTTGTGTAATGCCCCCTAATTAGTAGGCCTAAGAAAATAAGCAAAGCACCGGTACACATTCTACCAAAGTGTGAGGTAAGCATATAGTTTAGCTGAGCCATTGCTTTATACTTTACCGAGTTGCCGAATAGCCTATCAATATGATAGTTTATGTATTCGTGAAGTTCTGAAAAAAACTGTTCCATAGTGTTTTATTTTAGTTCAAAGTGCATACCATCAACCCTTGGGAATGTCCCTCCCCAGATAAATCCTGCATCAGTAAAACATTTCACAAACTCAGGGGAAAGTATTGACGGCCTACCTAATTGATTCCACCCTGCGTTCACATCAATAGCAACACCCCATGAGTGCATTGAAATATAGTCTGATGCCTTGTCAAAAGCGTTCTTTGTGAAAAATTCATTAAACTGCTTTTTAAATCCCCTTATAGGTCTTGGGTTATAGCAACCATCCCATGTTCTTAGTTCACTTGCCTTATCCCTTTGTATTAGGTTCTTAAAAGCATTAGTAAGTGGAATAACCATATCTTTATTACAATAAACCCTATTAGGTAAAACTCTAATAGCTTGATTTATCTCCTCTGGAATATCAAATAATGTCATCCATTGGCTCTCAAATAATGTCTTCTCATTCTTTGGAGTAGTCAAAGCATCAAACGGTATTCCGTATTTTCTTATGGCTTGTCTTCCTGTCATTGTAGTAGTTCTTCTATTTTAGCATCAAACAATAAACCATTTAGTTTTTCCACCAAGAAAATATCATCCTTGAAGGTTTCGTGGCTTACTATGTATGGTTGTATCTCAATAAGTTTTTCAGATTCATGCTTAAACCAATTTCTGTACTCATCCCTCTTATCCTGTTTAAGCTCAGGCTCGTTGTTTTCATCCCTAACTATCCTTCCATCCTTCTCTTTAGCCCACTCAATCTTTTTATCCATAGCCCTGTCTATAAAGTCTGCTATTTCAGGATGCTTGTTTATCCTATCTAATAGCTTACTAACACCATAACGAACCTTGGTGTCGTCATAGTTTCTTAGTATAGAAGATAGTACCATCCTAATCTCTAAAAAATCTGATATGCTTGCTTTGTACATAGTGCAAAGATAAAAATTAAATCAAATAAAATTTGGATCTACATAATTATCTGCAAACCCAAAACAATTTGAAGGCTGATATGCAATAGGATTATCTCTTGCTGTGCCATAAGGAACACCACCTTCAAAATAAAGCAACCCTATGTTTGTCGAGTTTCTATTGCCATTTCTGGACATAATAGTTAATTGTCCTCTGTTTGTGATTGTTATGTTTTGCGGCCTAACCCATCTGGCGACTTTTTGAAATCCATCAGTAAAAGTAACTGTTAGGTTTGTGCCAGTTGAAGTATTAATAGTACAAAATCTTGCAGGTCTACCACAAAAAAATTCATTCATAGTAATGTTTCCTGTTAGCGTAACTACTGAAAATGATATTCTGTGCATATTTACAAATCCAGACCCCGTGCATCTAAGTACGCTTCCAATAGGTGCATTTACTTTTCCCCTTGTATATATAAAATTACCTGATTTTTGAATAGTTCCTGAAATAGTAATAGTGTCAGGAGTGTCAATTTCCACAAGGGCTGAAAAAGATGTGCTTGCGGCAACTGACGCCATACTCCAAGTGCCTCTACCAATAAGTTTTATCCTTATATTGCCTGTTATTGTAAAGGTATTTTGTCCAGCTCCTATTAAAAGTGAGCCTTGTACATTTATATTTATTCCCGAAGATGAAGTTACAGTAAGTGTCACATTACTAACTACATCATTAACACCAAAGGACAATCTCCCATTTACAAGTAAATTAGTAGTTATGTTAATTTGAAGAGCCGACGACCCCGTACCAAAATCTAAGTTATTAAAAATAGTATTGTTAGCAGTAATTGTAGGGCTTGATACCCCCGTTGTTGAACTTGTAACGGCTGTAAACAGTACTGTTCCCGTAGAAACGACATCCCCACTTATTACAGTAAAATTTGTTGCGCCTGCACCAGAAGCTCCGAAAAAATTATTCCCAACAAGAGTTGTTAACCCTCCTGCACCGGTGTCAAATTTAACCTCCGTCACGGCAATCCTATTTGCGGTAGTTGTTAATGTCCCTGTCCCATAAAAAATTATTGTTACTGCACCACTTACAAGTCCTGCATGAGTTAAACTATAACAATAGATTTGTCCATCACCCGTAAATGTTGTACTGACATTTGAAACTGACGGTGCTGAATAAAGCCCTGAAATCTTCAACCAGTTTCCCGAAGGAATGTTTATAGTGTTAGTTGCCACAGTTGATACAGAAGCACCTAATTCAGCAGTAGGAAAAATTACATTGTCATTTAATCCTTCAAATCTTACTGTGCCTCCATAAAGTGTTGCGCCCGTTGTTACTACCGTGCCACTTGTGTATTTTAAAGTGCAAATACTTGGAGTTGTTGTTATGGTAGCATATCCAATATATTGAGCTCCTGCCGCAAAAGTTATTGTGTTTGCACCACCATCAATATCTATGGTTATTCCATGTGCAACTCCCTGACTTAAATTTATTGTTCCTGATGTGATTTTAAAAGTCATGGTAAATCCACTGGTACGAAAATTAGCATTTGTAGCCGATTGGATTCCTGAATTACAAGTAATAGTTCTTGCAGCAGATGATGTGAAAATCACATTTCGTGTTGAGGTTGTCCCTCCACTAATAAATAGTAGCCCTCCAAATGTACAATTATCATTAAGCGTGTAAGTTATAGTAGATGTAGTGGTATTCAAAAAATTAAACCTATTAGGCCATGTGCGGCCATTTGTGGTTAACGCAGCATTCCCATCACCCGAAAATCCGAGTTCGCCTACACCTGTAATACCCATAGCCGCTACCAATGTTATTGATATGCTACCAGCAGGTGCGCCTGCAACACCAACGACAATATTATTTGCCATATCAATCGAATTGATATAGCCCGTAAAGTCTAATTTTCTTGCAGTCCTTGTGGTTGTATTTACTATGCAATTACCACTATTGGCATCAAAAAAAACATCATCTGCGTTTGTTGGTACAGAAAACCCCCCTGCCCCACCAGATGTATCACTCCAATTAGCAGTATCGCCCCAATTAGCACCAATATTTAAAAAATACCTATTGGCCATTAATAATTACCTGCAAAAGCACAAGCATCAATATTGTCTACTGAGCTTACCCAATTTGTTGATGTAACAGATATTATCTCGCCTGATTTTAATATAATTGGTTGGTCGAATGTATAAATAGCTGTTGCGCCTAACACAGTTGCAGTCTTTGTAGCACCAACAGGAAATAATACTTGTCCTATAAGCCTAATATTTGCACCAACAGTAAGAAAGATATTTATCCTTGTTGCCGCTGATGCAGCAGTAGTAGACCCCGAATTATTAAATCTTATCCCATCAACCCTTGTACCATCAGTAGCCCCCGTGACAACTGCTACCAATGTTCCACCGCCACTATTGTCAGTATTGGACGCTGATATTCTTGCTGGAGTAAAATTGCCTGCATTGGTAAAAATTGGACTTATGTTTGCTGTATTAGCTGCCATGTTATTCTAAACTTTTAATATATTCTTCGATTTCTTCTTTTGTTCTCTCTGTAATAGTAATTGTCATTACGCCATTAATTACCTCTCTAACTATGCGTATTTGACATAGACCATAGTAATTTGATGTCATTTCAAAAGATTCATAAACCCCATCTTTAATACCATGTGAGCCGCACTTGTAAATCACAGGATGATTAGGGGATGATTCAATAATCGTTCCGTCTGGTGCTGGATATGTCATATTGTTTTTTTATGCAAAGTTATAATAATTAAGCAGATTTAATGATGCTAATTTAGCATTAATCTGATTTTGAATAGGAGAAGTAACACCATCAAGATAACTAAATTCTATATCGCTAACATTAGGGTCAATATCAGTTGCTGCAACTTTCCTTGCCACCCACAATGATGTTAAAGAATTGTAAAACAAGCCATCATTATTAGCAGGCGTTTGTGCGCTCACATTATGTAATTCATCCATCTCATATCCGTTCTGCACTTTTACATACATTCTTCCTGCATTTCCTGGGCTTGCAGTTGTTACATAGCCCAAGTAAACAAGGTGATTAGGTGCGTATGGCTTTGTCTTGGTAACCGTTCCTGCGGTTGCGCCCAAGTAAACAAAATCGCCATCTGCCCATGTAGGTGTTGGAAATAAGTTTAAATTATCCAACTGCCCCTGAATGATGATGATGCCTTTTTGATTTGCTCCGATTGATGTGGATGCAACAATACCAATGGTTTGAGCAGAGGTGGCATCGGTTAGGTTTGATGCAAGTTTTACGGTAATTCTATCGCCCTGTCCACCGAATACATACACGGGTTGCCCTTTGTTTATTGTGGTGGTTTCGGCATTCGTTACATAGGAAAAAAGGCTGTTGGGTGATGTACCAATACATTGAAATCCATTTAAAGTGGAATTGTAAATACATAGCATTTCTGCACCTGCCCAAATATCACCGCCAATCAATGCACCATCGTTATTTCTGTATAGTGTTTTTGCACCAAGAAACGAAGTACCATTATTTATGTTCAATGTTGCAGATGTGGTGTTTCCGTTGGGAAAACGAATAAGGTAAGCATCTCCATCAGCGTATGATGTAACACCTGTAATTGTTGCTGTATAAGTGTCCGTTCCGCTTGCCGTTGCCTTTGGTATTCCACCCGAAGTCATAGTACCTAAACTACCATCCCCTAACACTACTTCGCTTGATGTCCCATTCCATGTTAATACTAAATTACCATTAGCTGTTAAAGGAGAATTGCTAACCGATAATGCAGCAGGATTACTTATGGTTAACCCAACACTTGTTAATCCTGCCGAACTTGCACTACCTGAAGATAGCGGTAAGTCTATAATCTCAACCCTTAAATATTTTCCCTTACCATCCTGACCAATAATAGTATCACCGGTCTGTTGGCCTGCTACGCTTAATCTAACACGCCTGCTTAATGATGTATAAGGGCTAAATAAATCGGTTATGTTCACGATTAAAAAATCATTTGTCGCTCATGCAGAACTGATGTGTTCAGGATGAAGTACAGGTAAGGAATAACCGTTGCACCATCGGTATAAAGGTAAATATATGCAGTATTACCTACTATCGCTACACCTGATGTATTTTTTAGTGTGCCGAAGCCATCCATCTCACCTGTTGAAACATTCAAACGATACCAACGCAAAGTAGCATCCTTCTGAATGTAGATAAAATTGCCATAATAGGCGTATTTCGTGCCTGTGGTAAAGGTTTCTGTGTTCGGTGCGTATGTAACACCACTCACCCATGTATTCGCTGCTATATCGTAATAATCAAGCAAAGAACCTGCACCACCCCTGAACGAATAAATACGCTGCCCATTTCGGATTGTGTTTTCGGTTGTCCAATCGGTTTCAGTCACACCCCATACCCAATTTGCACTCATGCCTGTTGATGGCGCACCTGCTCTTGCTGCTGTTGGTGTCAAGGTTGACCATGAGTTTGATGTGATTGAATAACGATAAAGCGTTACTGCTGCCGAACCCATGTAGTAGATGAAATCGTCGTTTCCTTCAATCGAATAAACCGAAGTATTATCAGGCTCGGTTGTCCATGCTGTGCCAACGGTGATAACGGTTGCTGTGTTGGAAGAAATTGTCCTTATCTGTCCTGCTCCCGTGCCGCTAACAATTCTTATCTGATAGTTCGCCCATTGGTTTGTGTTCCAATTCTTACCTGTGTTTGTAATCGTTGAACCTGCACCTGCTGTAGCTGTGCCTGTGGCAAATTGCACATAAGCACTTCCCTGATATGATGGTGTTGCGACCAAACATGAATCTGTGGCAATAGTTCCGGGCAATCCTGTTTGTGATAAAATTGTCCAAGTATTCGTTGCCCAATCATACTTCCTGAAAGTTCCTGCTGCTGTCGTTCCTGCGCCATTCACATACCATACAGGAGTTCCTAATCTGTACACGGTGGATGCAGAAAAAGCACTTCCCTGTACATCAACGGTGATGATGGCATTTGCTCCAATGGTGTTGCTTCGGATGGTTAGCGTTTGCCCTGCGTTTGGTCCGGCAAGAATATGAATAGGATAACCCCTTAAATCAGATGCAATGGTTTGATTTGTGGTTATGGTTATTGTCGTTCCTGCGGTGGCGGTTAAGCCTTGTAAGCCTGTGGCTGCTCCAATGCTCCAATGTCCTGCACAGATAGCTGCACCTGCTCCGAATGTACCTGCTAATGCAGGAGAGGCTAATGTCGCAAATCCATCTTCTTCAGGAGTGTAAAGAAAAGCGGTTGTGCCTGAATTAAGGTGTAAAGCCTTTTGCTTCGTTTGATTTGCTAAAGCTACGCAAGCACCTGCGGCAGTTGCGGCAAGAGCATCTTGCACCGGTTCCCACCGTCTCAGGTTTAAGCCTTTTCTGTTATAATTTGTTGTTGGCATTTTTTATGTGATTATGATTTTGCTTAGTAATGTGTCTGCTG